TAGAAAACTAGCACGATTCGGCTACGAAAATAAACCAGAAGTGTGGTATACAGGTAAAGAAGCACCAATCAATGAAAGTGTTGCTATTGGTAATGTTCCGACTGGTTGGGAATATGTAATAGAATATTCAGACCATAAAGAGTTTGGTGAAGAGTTTGTAAACCAACAATATATGTTAAGATATATGGGTGAGCATTTTATTGCTAAAGCAAACTACGACTCTAGAGGGTTAGAAGATGTAGAGTTTGCAGCATTAGATATGAGATTTAAAAAAGACTTTGGTAATCTTGCATTATCTATGGGTGTAGCAGGTAGAAGTCACCCTGCATATTTAGATTTTAGACCTATTGATTTATGGTGGGATGAACAAGGTATAGACATAACAGAATCTATACCATTCTGGGAGTTTGCATACTTCTATGGATACACAGATGAGTGGGTAGAGCAGTTTACACAATACGGTTATAGTTACTTTGATTATAAGTGGTATAATGAAGAAGGTGAACTTGTTGCTAATACAGATGACCAATTTTATAAACAGATTTATGGTAGAATAGTAAGAGAGTACAACGAAGAATATGCTAAAGACCTAGGTTATCAAAATGAATTATCTTTAAGTGTGGGTGCAGATTACTATAAATACACACCGAAGAATTGGTTTCACTTCTGGGCTACTGCATATCCAGTAACTAAAGGTATGTCTGATTATTCATTTAACTATGATGTAGCAGAAAATGGTATGGACTATGATTTAGGATTAGTATATGGCTGGAAGCTCACTAATAAGTTTGGAGTATTTTTGGAAGGTAGATATTTAAATATGTATGATGTTCAGTCCTATGAATCTAAAGTTGGATTTAACTGGTTAATATATTAATGGCTAGAAAGAAAGACCCAAGATTAAAAAGGGCTGGTGTTGCAGCTTTTAACAAGCCTAAGAGAACACCGAACCATCCAAAAAAATCTCATGTTGTTGTAGCGAGGTCTGGTGGTAAAGTTAAGACAATTCGTTTTGGGCAGCAAGGTGCCAAGACTGCAGGCAAACCTAAAAAAGGTGAGTCTAGAAGAACAAGAATGAAAAGAAAAAGTTTTAAAGCAAGGCATAGAAAGAATATAGCAAGAGGTCCAATGAGTGCAGCTTACTGGGCTAATAAGGTGAAATGGTAATGGCTAAAAGAGTACAAAGAAAAAAAATAGGCAAGAACAAATCAAGAGTAAATGAAGCAGGTAACTATACTAAACCTACTATGCGTAAAAATTTATTTAATAGAATAAAAGCAGGTGGTAAGGGTGGTAAACCAGGACAGTGGTCAGCTCGTAAAGCTCAAATGTTAGCTAAACAATATAAAGCTAAAGGTGGGGGCTATAGATAGTGGCTCTTAAAAAATCACAAGCAAGTTTAAAAAATTGGGGCAAACAAAAATGGAGAACCTCAGATGGCAAACCTAGTAAAGGTTTGAAAAGATATTTGCCTGACGCAGCTTGGAAGGCCTTAAGCCCAGCTGAGAAGGCAGCAACCAACAGAGCTAAAAGAAAAGGTGGAAAAAAAGGTAAGCAGTTTGTAAAGCAACCTAAGGGTATAGCAAAAAAAACTGCAAGATATAGAAAATAAACATTGACAAAAGTGTTAAATCAGATTATTTTTGAAGAGACACTTCAAGGAAGCAGTATTAGGGTAACCTAATATTAGGGATAAAGGAGAAGTTATGGTAGTATTTATATGTGGATTAGTAATTGGTTTTGTATTACACAAATTGTGGTGTGATTACAAAAATAAATGTGAATGCAAGGAAGATTTTAATTTTAAACAGATAAAAAATAAATTAGAAAAAATCAAACGAGGTAAGAAATAATGCCTAAATTAGATATTGTAGCAGGAATCATTGATAAAGTAGCTGGTCATGTAGACAAGTTTACTTTAGATAAAGAGGAAAAAGCACAATTAATACAAGAAATAAACAAAGCACAGATAGAAGTAAACAAAGTAGAAGCTGGTTCTTCCAGTTTATTTGTAAGTGGATGGAGACCATTTATAGGTTGGACTTGTGGGGTAGCATTATGTTATCACTTCATATTACAACCATTCTTAATGTTTGTTTTATTATCTGCTGGAAAGCCTATGGAGTTACCAGTATTTCAAATGGAAACATTGACTACAATACTTATGGGACTTTTAGGTTTGGGTGGATTGAGAACATACGAGAAGGTAAAGAGGTCAGCCTAATGGTAAACTCAGAACAAATAAAAGGCTTAGTGTCTGAAGTGTGTGTCAAGTTAGGAGAGAAATATTCTTCTGACACTGCTATAGAATTAGTATACAATACAGGATTAGTGGAGAGTAAATATGAATATATTAAACAGATTGGTACAGGACCTGCAAAAAGCTTTTGGCAAGTTGAACCAGAAACAGCCGTTGATAATTGTAAGAACTTTATTGCCAACCGCCCTGAGTTGGTTGAGAGAGTTGCTGATATACTTAACATTGACCCTATCAATATTGTTGAGCCTGACCCTGTATTTTGGGATTGGATGCTTCATAGTAATAATGCTGCTGGTATCTTACATTGCAGAATTAAGTATTGGAGGGTTCAAGAGTCTATACCACCAGGCGTTGACGGACTAGCCTATTACTGGAAAAAGTATTACAACACAGTAGAAGGTGCTGGAACAGAAGAACACTTTAAAGATATAGTAAAAAAATATAATTAAATGGCAAAACAATCATTCAATGTAAGACAATTTGAGCTTGGAGTTAATAATAAAAACTCTGCAAAAGATTTATCTGATGGATTTTTAGCAGAAGCAACTAATGTTAATGTAGGTAATGTAGGTAAGATACTAACTTGTGGAAAGTTTGACAATCTTAGCAGTTCAACAACATTAACAGACGATGGTAATGCAGGAATACAAGCTGGATATGGGTTGTATAAGTTCAGTAGTGATATAGTTCCTACTGGAGGGGCAGATGGTGGGGAATACTTAGCATATACTTCTCCTAAGGGGGAAGTATTTGTTAGTACCAACACTTCATTTGCTAGTGCTGCACCCATAGACTCTGCAACTTTGATAGCATCAGGTAGTGCAACAGATGCAAAGCCTGTCTATTATTATGCAGAAGGTGGATTAAGAGTGGCAGATACTGACTTTGCAAATACTGGAAACGAACAGATAGCATTAGTTAGAATTGAAAGAACCAACGATGTTCACCCAGATGTATACTCTGCAGCAGTTACAGACCAAATGAAATTTTATAATGGTGGATTAGCTGCTCCTGTTACAGCAGACTTTGAATCATTAGCTGCTCCTGTAGATGAAGAAGACGGTGCAGAAGATGGCTCTGCTCCATCCACTAGTGGGGCTGAGTTTAGGTTGAAGTTAGCATCTACTGGTACAGGTAGTAGTAGCTCAAGAAATGATGGTCTTTGGCCAGAGGGTGTATATGCAATAGGTGTATCTTATGTATACTTTGGAGGGCAAGAGTCTTTACTACACAATCCTTTTAGTCCAATAACCTTAGCAGATGCTCAATATTTTATAGCAAGTTTATCTATTAAAGATGATAGCATTAGTCCTTTCTTACAAGGTATGAGAATATATGTAAAAAATTATAACAATCCAGATGAAGAGTATAGATTATTATTAGATGTAAATTTTGAGAGAGGAGCCAGAGTTTCATTAGCAGATGAGTATGATGCGTTTATAGATAAGTCAGGCTATGTAGTAACAAACGATACTAACAATCCTGATACTGACGCAACAGCTTATCATATAAAATCACCTGCGTTAGATACCTACTCTACTATTAATGGATTTGCACCAGAAGAAAAAGCAATAACCTTTAATGGCCAAGAAGCTTATTCATATAAAGCAGCAGTAGTTGCAAACCAAAGAGCTTTTGTAGGCAATGTCTTGTATGTAGACAGTGAAGGAGTTACAAAAGAAATGGGAGATAGAATACAATATAGCCCAGTAAACAAATATGATACATTTCCACAGTCTTATTATATAGATGTAGGAACAAATGATGGTGATAAAATAGTAAAGCTTGTAGAGTTTGAGGATAGGTTGTTTGTATATAAAGAAAACAAATTGTTTATTATTAATATTGCATCTGGTTCTGATGCTGGTTGGTATGTAGAAGGAGAGTTTGAAAACAGAGGTATTAATCACCCAGCTGCTGTATCTAAATCTGATTTAGGTTTGGTGTGGGTTAATGATTTTGGAATGTTTAGTTTTTCACAAACTATAAATAAATTAAGTGGAGCCATAGACGAAGATACTTGGGCCAGTAATATAAACAGTGACGCTTGTGCTGTTGGTTTTGTTCCAAAGAAAAATCAAATTATTATTATAGGAGATTGTAACTCTACTGATAGTAAAGGATATTTGTATGACATAGCAACTAAATCTTTTGTAAATATAAACGATACCAATACCCTTGTAAGTAAGAAAACAACCAACCTTGTTCCATATAATAAAGAGTTGGTTTGTATGGAGTTTACTACAGACTCAAGCAATGATGTATACACAGTGAAAAGATATGATACAGATGCTAAGGCACAAACAATAGATATACAAACAGCAGAGTATGATTTAGGTGAGCCTTCAGTAGATAAAAAGTTTTATGCAGTTTATGTTACACATAAGAATGCTGATGATTTAGTCATTACTGGTGGGTTTGAAGGTGCTGCACCAACAACAAACATCTTTGATTCTAACACATTTTCTACAAGTGATGACATGGTGACTACAAAGTTTAAAATAGCTAGTGGGTCTAGAGTTAAAAAGAAATCTTTACAATTAAAGATAGCAGGTAATGCACAAGCTGATTTAGAAATACAAGATATAAGTATAGTCTTTAGGTCTAGGGGGGTAAGAGGATGACACAAGTTAAAGGAAGAACCGTAGCTGGTACAAGTAAGCAGGTTAAAAAAGGACCTGTATCTGTTCAACAAATGAAGAACGGAGAAGAGATACTACAATATCATAACGGTAGATTAAAAATTATTAGAAAAGAATTTGGTAAACTGTTTGAGTTAGAGTTTAGTAGCCCTGAGTTAAAAGAATTAAAAACATTTGCAAAACATTCCGATGTAAAAAAACCATCAAGAGATGCTATTAAAATTTTTAAAGGAGGAGTTAGAGCTGCTACTGGTAAAAGTTTTTATGGTTCTGTTCCTTCTGCTGGAGATTCTAATGTAAAAGCAGGAGAATTTGAAGTTGCACCAGACGGCGAAAGTTTGATATTAAAATGATTAATCTTGACTTTATAGAGGAGAAAGTGTTAAATTTACCCCAAAGGTTTACCATAAATTTCAAAGGAGAATACCTGGATGTCCTTTAATCCTAGAGTTCATAAAAAGAATAATATAAAGTATAGTACATCCCATACTAATGCTCTATTAAATTTAGCACAAACACAAGCTGCTGAAACTATTATACTAGAAAATATGTTACAGTCTAGGCTTGATAAAATAGAGAAAGCAAAAAAGAAATCTAAAAAGTTTGGTGCATTTTCTAAGATTGTAAGTAAAATTATTCCTGGAAAAGTAGATGATGCAATATTAGGTATTGCAAACGCAGCATTTGCAGACAGGCAAAGAGCTAAAGCTTATGGTGGTATTGACATAGGACAAGTATCTTTATTAAAAGATGCAGCAAGAGAAATAAACTCACAAGCTTTAGAGTTTTCAGAAGAGCTTATGAAGGACATGACTTTCCGTGCTGGTGCTAAGAAACTTATATCAGATAAAATGATAGCTCAGATTGGAGAGCTACCTGAAATTAAAAAGCTTAAAGAAAACTTTAATGCTTTATCTTTTAAAGAACAATTAAAACCTAAAAACCTTATGAGCTTTGTAAAAGGTTCTTCTGAGGTTACAGCTAACTTTATGAAAAATCCTATTGGGTTTATGAAAAGATATGAACGAGACCCAATCACAAAAGAATTACAATACAAAGGTACATCTGCGTTAAATAAATTCTTTAGTTCTTCAATAGAGGCAGACAGAAAAACATACCAGAATGAATTTAACAGATTAAGAAAAGAGGCTGGACTAGACATGAGTGTTTATAGCATGTTAGAAACACCAAGAGAAGAGTTACAGATAAGGATGCCTTCTATAGATGAGCAAGGATTTCCAGAAGGTTTTGCTAAGATGAGCATTCCGTCAGCAGCAGATGTTGTTAGTGATGAAATAGAAGTAGAAGATTTATTGTTAGACCGTACTTTATTAGACGATGTCAAAGAAGCATTACCTGAACCTACAAGACCAGCTATAGAACTTTCTAAGGAAATAGAAGATATGGCAGACGACCTACCTGTAGAGCCTGATAGACCTATAATATCTATACCATCAGAAGAGCCAGACATAGCACCTGATATGAGTTTAGAACCTACGCCAGAAAGACCTTCTGTTGCTATGCCATCAGAAGAGCTAGAAGACATAGAAGGGGATATGTTGTTACCTCAACCTCAAAGAGCATTTGGTGGAGGAGCTTTTCAAACAAACCTTACATACGACCCAGTTACTTTACAACCTACTTATGGTACATCTTATATGAACTATGCAGTTGATTCAGTTGGAGATACACTTATGTATCAAACTCCAGAGTTTAAAGCTAATACATTTGATATGAGCAGAAGAAATGCTCAAGCTTTTTATGACCTTACCCCATTAGATAGTTTATTATCTGTTACTCAACCATCAGGAATGTCTGTAGAGGAAACACTATCACAGTTTGGTGCATTTAATGAGCCTTTTAAAAAGCAAGATATGTTTGACAGGATGAGCAAAAGAGACCAAAGAAAATTTAGAAGAAATAACCCTAACATGTTTGGAAGATAATGGCAAACGGTATCAACAGTTTATTAGCATTAGGTAGTTTACAAGCACCAGGCATGAAGAAAAAGAAAGAGTCTGAAAGCATGTTCAAGCCTATAGATTTACAACCAATAAACAATAATCTAGAGCCTAATATGGGAGGGTTTGGACAACCTCTTATGCAGCAACCATCTTTAAATATACAAGCACCATCACAGTTATCAGCATCACTACAAATAGATGCCATAGGGGGAGGACCAGACCAGATAGGTGGAGCTGAAGGAACAACTAGGGGTGGAGAATATGGAGACATAGACATAGATGAAGGTTCAGGAGTGTCTGGACTGGGTGGTCAAGGTGGTCAAGGTGGTCAGACTGGTTCTATGTTTGGAGGAGATGGATATACATACACACCTTTTCAAACATCTAGAGAAAGTTTATTTGAATCTTTTTATGGAGGATTGCAAGACCCTTATAGAAGCCAGCTTGTGTCTGCAACAGCACAAGACAGTGAAGGTGGACAAGCTTTATCCTTAGAGGAGTTAGCAGACTTAGCAGGATTTGATACAAGCAAGCTATCTGCAGATGACTATCAAGCTTTACAGTCAGCTGGTATAGGACAGTTTGCAAACTACATGCAAGGAACAGGGGAGAAGTTAGAAAACTTACAAGGGTATCGCAGTATGTTGTTAAGCCAAGCAGCAACAGAAGGAAGTTATGCAGCAGAAGGATTGTTAGGTATGGCAGAAGAAGGTTCTGTCTCTGGTTTAAGGTCAGGTAGAGAAACAACAAGAGGGAGACAGGCTCGTAAATCTTTGAGAGAAGCAATGCAAACACAATTATTAGGAGGGGAAGAGTCTTATCAATCAGAATTAGAAGGATTAAGAAGTGAAGTAGTTGGAGGCCTAAGAGAAGGGTTGGCTGGTATTGCAGATAAAGTTATTGGATTAAATGCTGACCTAGGAACAAAGTTAAAAGACTATAACTATGAGTTTGGAGATGCAAATAACCCAAGCAATAGTTATCAATACAACCCCAACGCAGGTAATCCAGCAAACTATGACCAAATATACAGTCTGTATGATATAACCCCATCAGATATGCAAGCAATACAAACATACCTAACTGAGTTTTTTGTAAACAATAATTATTACCCTACCACAGGGGCTTTAGATAGTTACATACAGACACTGGGGTATGGACAGGATGAGGAGTAGATAACATGGCAACCAACCCACTAGCAGGACTATCAAGATATATTAATGTAAGGTATAGAGAGCCTAAAGAAAGCGTTGTTGATTCTATATTTGGAAGTTTCTCTGAAAGAACAGACCGTGAGATTGTAAAAGCAAACCTTGAACTAGAAAGAGAAAGGCTAAGAGGTAATGCAGACTTAGCACAAAGAAGATATAATCAAGAAAGGTTAGATAAGGGTAGAAGAAACTTAAATACAGATATAATTAATACATTAAATGTAACCAAAGGCTTACCTTACTTTATGCAACAAGAACAAATAGAAAAAATAGCTGGAAGTTATGTCCCAATACTAGGACAAGAAGTAGTAGATGAGGTAGTTGGAGTATCTAACCCTCTCAATTCAGGTAAGGGTGATGGATATGCAACAAAATCTAGAAACAATTATGAAATTACAAACAGGATTTCAAATCAAGGGCTGGTTACAACCCCTGAACAGTTATTACAATTAAATAGTTTGTTTGCTTTTGATGGTGACGGAGTAGAGGGTTACGGTGTAGCTTTAAATAAAGCATCTAAAAGAATAATGATAAAAAATAAACCTCTTGCAGAATTGTGGGAAAATGCAACCAGCATAAATCGTTCTTTTAAACTACAGTATAGTGACATCTCACAAAAACTTTTACAAGAAGAAATAAGTATCGGCTTAAAAACTGGTGGTGGTGAATCAGAGGTTGACGCACAAAACAGATTAATACAATATGTTGGAGAAGAAAAAGTAGACAGATGGCAAGAAACAGTAAAAGGACAAAGAATTTTACAAAGAAGAAAGTTTTTATCAGATGCTGATAAGAGTATGAATGCATACAAAAGATATGAAGATAATCCTTTCTTATTCATACAAGAAAATATTGAAATGCCTGACACAACAATGTCAGATATAAGCCAAGAAGTTCTTGATGTAGCTAGAAAAACCATTAGTGAAGCTGACAGTGTGTTGCCAAACAATGTAATGGTAAACTTAAATCTAAATAATTTACCAAACATTGAATCAGTCTTAGCTGACAGCACGGTCATTACACCAGCCCCAGTACCAGAGCCAAAGGCAGTAAATTCTTTATTAGAAGATGATAGTTGGTTAAATGTAACATTAGATAATGATGGGTTTGCTAGTGCAGAAGAATACTTATCAAGTCAAAACCTTATTCCAACACAAACAGATACTATGACAGTAGCACAGTCAGATACGATAGCACCAGTAGAAGTTAACCCCTTACAAACAGTAGACACTGACAATATTTTAAGTAATAATGCAGTAAAGGTACAGAGTGGAGAGTATCCTTCCCCATTACAAATGTTTGAAACTATGTCAATGGCAGAGTCATCAGGAAACCCTGACGCTGAACGAGTGAATGACAGCGGTTCTATAGATGTTGGTTTAGTTCAAATCAATTCAGATAATGTGCTAGAACCTGGTAATGAATTTGGTGGAGACTCAAACAAAATTATTAAAAAAGGACCAGACCAAGGTAAGCCAGACTTATTATGGGCAAAGGCACAAGAAATGTTTAGACAAGAGTTTGGAGGTTTAGAAGGAGAAGGTGGTGCTGACTGGGATAAGCTAGACGATAGAGGTAAGATGAATTTTGTCAAGAGCAATTTACAAGTACAAAAGAAATTCTTTAACATGTGGTATGCACAAAGACCTGCAGATTTTAAAGCACTTGACAGAGCTATGAATATGTATAATCAAAACAGACCTGCGACTGCATTAAACCAAGTTGCTGATGTAGCTATGGGTAATGTAGGAAGTGATGACATAGTAAGAACAGAGCTAGATAGTTTAGATTTAACTGCATCATATAACTTTGAAGAGGCTTCTTCAGATAGTCTAGGGTAATTCTCATGCCCCATGAACCTAATCATCAATACAAAATACAAGGGATGGTAGAGTATACCGAACCTGAATTTTCTATAATACCAGAACAACAAGAAGAAGAACCTAAGTTTAGCATCTTTATGCCTGACTATCTTTCTGACATGGTAAAGAATGGATACAATCAATCTATTACTGCCAATGCTATACACTTATTAGGTGAGGGAGAAAAAGAAAATGTAAAAAAAATGGATGCCTATGTCCCTGATATTATGAGAAAGCATCAAGTGTCTGATGATTTCAGTCAATACAATGAACAGATGTTATTTGACATAGGGTCAACTCTTGTTAGTATTGTTGCTGATGTTCCTGCAATAGCCGCTGCTACTTATGCGTCTGGTGGAGGTGGATTAGTGCCAGCTTTAGGAGCTCAGGCTGCACGGCTTACTGCTCTTGGTGCTAGGCTTGCACCAAAGGTAGCACAAGGTGTAACAAGAATGAAAACAGCTTTTAAAAGTGCAGGAGTTGGAGATAAGGTTGTTAACAAAGTTTCTAAAAGTGTGTATGAAACTCTTAGCAATCCAACTAATTTAGTAATGCAAGGAAATACATTGGGTATATATAGTGCTACCCACGATATAATGGCACAAAAAGTATACAACGAAGACGGTGCATCATGGCAAAACAAATTAGACTATCTACAAGCTATTGATGCTGGGCTTGCAGGGTGGAAAGGTGGAGCTGCATTTCCTGTTGGTGCTTCTATAGGTAAGCCATTAGTTGGTGGAACCCTGTCTAAGTTTGCACCTGGTACTAAATCTGCTGCGGTACTGCAAAAAGTTGGAGGAGAAGCAGGGGATATAGTGGGTGGAGGTTATGCTTTTGTTGTACCTGAATATGGATTTGCACCACCAGCCGAAGCACTATATCATTCTATTGGTGTTGTTGCAGGATTAAAAGGAATACAAGGTACGGGAACACAAATAAGAGAAAGAGTTTTAAATACTAATAAAGCCTTTAATATAAGCCTGTCAGATAAAGAGATAGCAAAGGCACAAGATATTATAGGAGTAAAGATAGAAACAGAGGTAACAAACTCTAACTCATTGTATGGTAAGAATGGAGTTGAGGTAAGAAAGACAGGAGTCACCGCTAAAAACAATGCTAAATATCAAGAGGTAAAGCAAGACGGAACTGTTGGCCCTACAAAATACATGGACAACAATAAGTTTCATAAAAAATATAATGTTGAAAACATAGATGCCCTACCACTAGACACCCTAAGAAAAAGAATTATAGATTTAGCAGAAGGCTTGGGTGCTCAAAGCAACAAAGCAAAGAGTGAATTATTTTATGATGGACTACCACCAAGAGGATTAGCAGAGACACAGACTGGGTTAGGTCGTCTGTCTGCAAGTAAACAATATGAATTATTTAAAGATTTAAAAGCACAAAAGATAATGACAGAGTATCTAAGAGATATATCAGTATCAAAGCTTGAGCCAGCTAGACTACCAATGATTGGAAAAGTGTTTGACTTTCTTACTTTGGATTTACCTTTTATGCCTGAAGCTATCAAAAGAGTTAGAAGTAATGCAGCTAGATTAAACAAGAGAATGGATGCAGACCCTTTTGCTAGAGATATGTGGAGGAAGTTTAATTCTTTGCCATCTAAAATACAAGCTTTGCAGGGTAGGATTCTAACAGAGGCTGGAGTAATGGACTATCTTACAAATAAAAAAATAGATGGAACAAAACTTACGGCTGACATTTTGGGGAATGTACAGAACAATCCAGTAGTTAATTCTGTTAAAGAGGTGTATCTAGGTTTAGGTAGTAAGCTCAGAGAGAAAGGTATTATACCTAAAGATGTACCACTTGAACCAAACTACCAACCACACTACCCAAGACAGTCTGTAATGGAAGCCTTAATGAATCTGCAAACTCAGATAGCTAACAGCACTTTTAAATTTGAAGGTAAAGATACATACTTATCTTTCATTAAAGAAAACAATAAAAGTGCAAAAGATAATAAGAAGCTTTCGGAAGCAGAAACAAAACTAGTAGCAAAAGTATTACAGAATTGGCTGAAGAACGAACAATCTACAGGAGCTGTAAAGTATGTGCAACAGTTTATAACCAAGAACACAATAACAAAGGGCGGAACAAAAGAAATACAGTGGGATGCAGCCTTTAAAGAAATAAATGAAAACCTAGTTGCTGTTGGTAACAACCCCTTCCACAACTTTACAAAAGGTAGAACAACACAAATTAAATGGGATGTGGAAAAAGGCGGTTATGATTTAGATATTTTTGAAACCAATGCTTTTAAAAATTTAGAAAGATATAGTAAGGATGCTGCAGAAGCTTTAACAATTAATGAGTTGTTTGGTACAAATTTTGAAGTATACAATAAAGTAATAGAAAGATTGGAGATGTCAGGAAAAGACCAGGATGTGACAGCTCTTACTGATATGTATGATGCTACCTATAATTATAGAAAGTTTTGGACTAAGCCATTAAACAGTAAAGGTTGGGATTTTTTAAGAACTACAGGTAGAAAAGTAAACTATGGTATAGAAGCAGTCAACAATGTTTTCTCTGGATTGTTAGTATCTTTTGGTTATGGTCCTATATATAACTTTACTCAACCCTTAATTTCTTACAATGCAGCTTTAGGTTATATGCCTTCTGTAAAGTCTGGACTTAAAAAACTTACCGCAAAAGGTAGAGCAGAACAGAAAAAGATTTTAGATGAAACAGGTATGAATCTTAAAGGAGAACGAGAGTTGTTTAATTTGACACATGGTGAATACAACACACAAAATTCTTTTCATAGAGATTTTGCAGCTTGGTCTTCCAAAAGAAGTGTAATGTCTTTAGGTATTGATGTGTCTACTAAATCAGGATTTAGAAGATTAAGTATGGAAGGTTCCACACAGAAGGTGCATGAGTCTGCTACGCTTGCTGGGTTTGAAGCAATCAACAGTTTAATGATTACTGCTAAAACAGGAGCTAATATTTTTGAAAGAACTTTTTACTCCGATAAAATAAAAAAGAAAATGGAAGCTGACACCTTAGGAAAAGAAGAAGTTGCAGGTTCTTCTGCTGTTGAAAGAAGAAAAGCTTGGGCTAGAGAAAAATTGCTTACAGATTTTAATATTGTTTATAGCGGTACACCACTTACAAAAAAACAAATAGGAGATGGAGCTGTATTTTTTGCAGACAAAACACAGTTAAAAAGAAATATAGCAGATGAAGCTTTTTACATGTCACACCCATCAACTAGAAACTTTTTTAGATTAAAGTCCTTTGTTATAAAACAAACAAAGCTAACTCACGATTTAGTTGCCAGACATTTAAAGTATGGTAATGCAGTTCCATTATTAAGAATGGCTGTAGCTGGTGCTGCTGGTACACAGTTAATTAAATTTAAAAGATTGTTAGAGTCAACACTTGCTGGAGAAGATGTTATAACTAGACAAGATGAAGATAGTTTAGTTGATGGGTTTGTAGCTATTGGTATGGGTGGTTACGCTGTTGACCTAGGAACTGCTGATGATATAAACAAAGCTCTAGCGTTTCAAATAGAGCCATTGTTTTATGCGGTTGGTACTGACATAGCTGATGACCTATGGAGATACTTTACTGAAACTAGATTGCTAGATATGGAAGGACAATTAGAATCAGCATCAGGAGAGTTGTCTAAATATTTAGGAGGACCACCAAGAGCTATGGTCAGAAGAGTTGAAGGATTTAAAAGTAAGGTAGATAGATTAGAATACATTAAAGGTTTAAAAGAAAAAGAAATTATGAACCTATGGTTTAAAGCACAAGAGATGCAAAGTGAATCAGACAAACAAAAGATATTAGACAAGGCTACAAAGAAAGCAAGAGAATGGAATCAAGCTTACGGTTCTTATGGGGTTACAATAGGTGATGACTACTTTTCTATTTATGATATGGTTAGCAAGAAAAGAATAGCTGACTATAAAGAATTACAAAAAAAAGAAAAAGAAAGAGCTAGATAATACTTTTAAATTTTTTCTTTTGACTCTTACTCATAGATTTCCAACAATCAGGCAGCTTATCTACCTCTGCTGTTGTATTAGCAGCACCACAATATAACTTTTCTTTACCACTAAACCTTGATTTACCACAGAAGCTGCAACCTTTATTAATCTTCGGACATTTTTCAAACATTTTAAAAATTTTTGTTACGAGGATAGGGCTAGAATCCATTATCTTTTTCTTTTAGATATAACTATAGGCTAAATAATTTAAGTTGATTCTCGTTTGAATTAGAGGCTTAAACTGGTGTTTACCTATTTTCTGTGCTAATAAAGGCTTCTTTGATACAATCATCTATAATTACACGGATTGTATTGTTAGTTTCGTACTTCACAAAGTTAATCTTCTTAATTTTTTCTATAGCTCTGTTCCATTTAGCATTATTCTCATGCATTTCTTGTACATGTTTTAATCTATTACTTACCATAATTATTTCTCCATATTATTTTTGGGGTAACTAAGTAGCCAACCATTGTATTTGCTTAAATTAAATATTAAAGGGTAGGCAGGATTGGTTACCTGCGACATTCCTTTTAAATGCCTTTAAGTTTAAGTAATACAGTCACCCCAAAATGTGCTGCCAGATACACAAAGGAACTCAACTGATAACAAGAGGTAATGAGAAAAGTACCTGACAGCTTGTTAATTTTTAGAAGGGTATATCGTCTTCTACTTCTGTCTTGGCTTGTGGTTTGGCACCACTTCTCTTAGCCTCGTATGTTTCTTTATCTTCAAAAGAGATGGAGATATACTCATTGCCATTGCTAGCTGTTTTACTCCACCCTGAAACATAACCCTCAACACCATTGAATGTTACCAACCCTATAGTTTTCCAGTTAGGTCTTTTAGGATTGTCACCTACATCATTATGAAATAGGTTTGCTGTATTTGGTTTTGGTTTAAAGTCACTCATTATTTTCTCCTTTATTTAATATGTTCCACAGATGTAGGGTTAGCTGCTATCAGCTTCTCCTCTTCTTGTGGTCTATTTTCTGCTTCTTCTTGTAATGTATTAATTCTTTCTTCTACTTTGACCCTGATATTTCTCAGGTCTTTTCTTATTCCATCTTCAAGCTCAGACTTTTTAGGTTGTCTTGTATACACCTCAATCATATTCTCTAGCTCCTCTAGTCTAAACTTAAATGTAATTTCTAATTTACTAAAGTCAATCTTCATTGTTTCCTCCTGATGCTTCTTTTAAAATCTTTAGCATGGTTAAGTATTCTTCTAGGTCTACAACAATCATAGGTTTAATTCTATCTGCTCTGATTACTACACCTACCTCTTCTTTTTCAGGCAGCAAATAAGATGGCAAAGACTTACGCATCTTACATCCATAGTATTTATCTTCAACAAGTATATCTCCTAGTGGGTGACAAGCACCACCTCTGTCTCTGTTGTGTGCTTCCAGCCCTATATCTTTAGCTAGGTTTACTGCTAGTCTCTGAAGCTCTGCCCCTCTTTGCCTGTTCCTTCTCCCCATCTGTTGGGGTGTCATCTTCTTTTTCGGCATTCACTTTCTCCTCTACATATTTAGTAAGCTTTTCTGTTTTGCCCTCCATGTCCAATAAAGAATTAAACAGGAAGAACATACTTTTAATTTCATTGTTCATTACTTTTACTTCTTGCCTTGTTGCTACAATTAGTTTAGCAAGTTCAGTGTAAGTTAATTTTTTGTTTTTTCTTTTCATACTTCTTGTTTGGTTTTATATAATCTTCATCACAGCCTAAGTAAGTTCTCATCCACCAACAATATTCATTAGTTAAAATGCAATACCGCATATCAAAGAGGCCATCTTTATTCTTTTGAATTAAAGATTTTAACTTGGCTCTCTTCATTCTTACTCCACTCTGATAAAGATAAACCAATCTGGTCACCAAAACCTCTATTAAAAGTAAACCCTCTGTTCTCTAAGTTCACAATAGATGTATGATACTCTAAGCCAGTTCGTTTATCTTTTACTTTAATCTTGGTTGCTCCCATCTCTTTAGCTTTTGACAGAGCCAATTCATCAAAGGCTATTGCAGGAGGAGTACGCAGAAAATGTTTAGAAGAATCCAATGTTTTATTTAATGTATCTCCATCAACATTTCCTACTACTTTTTTATTTACTTTAACTGGTTTAGTTGCCATGTTATTAAGTTAATGTTTTAACTCTTGACAATCAACTAAAAACCTTTTCTATGTCGTCAGCAGATAAGTCAGGACTCTTCTTATCTATCAAACCTTCTAACCATTTCTTAGTCTTCTCAACGGTTTTAGCATTGATACGATTTGTTTCTAATCCTTCTCTTACTTTTTCCTTGACATCATCTCCTAAGTTCTTGCACATACCACGCAGTATTACTGCATCCGTACTTGATATAGGTTCTCCCTCTACCTTCTTAGGCTTGGGTGCTGTCTTCTTTATAGGTTTTGCATCAACCTTGATAGACTGTACATCATTGTCTTCATCACTAGCAATACCTACGAAAGCACTTAAACTGTATCTTCTATAGTAAGTTATTGCTGCACCTACTGATTGATATATATTCATCTGTTTAGATTCTATGATTGGTGAGCATACAGTACTACGAATCCATTCTCCTGATGTATGCATATATAAAGTCTCTACACCTATCTCACTGTCAGAGCCTACTGGCATCTGGACAAATGATACACCGTGTTTAGTAAGTAATGGTCTTAGGTATTTTACTAACGCATCATAAGATGTGTAGTTGTAGCCATAACCTTTACTATCTTTAGGCATGTCAGCAATCTCTTGTTGTATCTTAACTTGTGCTGCTGCTAAGTTCTTAATTGATTCTGACATTGTTGTTTCAGTTCTCATTTCTTTTCTCCTTTATTTTATCGTCTACTTCTTTCATTTTATTGTATAGCTTGACATACTTCTTGTCTTTGAATATAATATTATTAGGGTTAAGATGCCCCTCTTTTTTTATATCCCATGCTGTCTCTTCTTCTTGTTGTTTCATTATATCTTGCTCAATGAAGAAGTCTATGTTCTCTTCAATCTGGTCCTTGGTGAATCCCATATCTAAAGCTTCTATCTCTTTCTTTTTGTAGTATCCCATTAATCCTCCTTGTTTAAGTCATCAAAGTTTGCTCCATCATAACAGTTGGAACATATACCTGTTTGTTCTTCTTCTATAAAACTATTTCCAAAAGGTTTTGCAGTGCAACAAGTACTCTGCCAGTCTTTATCCTCACACCTATCACACTCTTCTATCTTGATGGTGGGACTATCTCCATGAACTGCATTACCACAGTAGCTGCATTCAACTTGTGGCACATACACTCCAAAAGAATCACTGTGTTTCTTTTGTATATATTTTAAATACTCCATCATACTCCTTTGTTTTATTTGTATTACACCCTTTAAACAATGGGAACCAAAAAAGGTTCCCATGTTTTTTATCCTCTTAAATGATATGTAGCAAAGTTCCTACCTTCACCGCCACTAGTTTCTATTACATAACCCTGCTCTTTTAAAGTAAAGATTATGCCTGACAACCTAGTAGCACCATACTTTTGTATAGCTTCCCAAGAAGTTATTGTGCCATGCTCTTGCAAATGATTCAGCACAAACAATGTCTTGCTTGGTCTACCATTAACTGTTTCAATCCTACCTCTACCTGTTTTTAGAGTAGGAACATTGGTATGTTTCTTTCTACCAGTAGCATAGGTTTTAGTATTGACAGCTTTCTTTCTGCCGTTTGCTAATGTTTTGGTCATTACGATTCACCTCCCTTTGGTCCATTTAGTTTGACCCTTCAATCCACCTCCACAATGGTTGAAGTAGCCACAGTATTTTACATTGCACTCCCACTCATATACTGGTGCGGTGCCAAGAGATACCTCTGGTATCCCAATTTTAAATCGTTCATTTACATCTTTCCAATACTCGTAAGCCTTGATAATAAAGGACTTAGGGACATTGACTTCTCTCATCAGTGAGTTGTCTTTGTTGTAATAAACCAGTGCCAACTTCTTCAACTCAACACCATACTTTTGCTGATACCAATATGCATAAGTGCCTAGCTGCAACGCATAGTTCTCCGCTGGTTCAGGGTCTGGTGTTCTACCAAACAAGTTTCTCCACTTGAAACTATTACATGTCTTGACATCATACATTGCATCATCATCCACTATACATATATCAAAGAATCCTCTGACATTTATATCCTGAATCCGTATCTCTTGTTCTATCAGAACATCAATCTTTTCTTTCTGTCCGTGCTTTACAAGTGCATCTTGTATGTCGTTGTGTACCAAGTCTCCAAGCCTAAACAATCTTAATGTATTGTCATCTATCTCTGTGCTTTCTACTTGCTCTACACTGTTATAGTATATCTTTCTCATGCACATCCCACTTGATGACGCATGAAACCAACTCTCCCTATCCTCGTATCTGTTGATACGGTTATCTTCGTTTAGTTTTTTAAGATAGCCTGCATATACTGTCTTAATATCAAGCATCACCTAATCCCAACATATACACCTCGTCTTCATCTTGAAACTTTAACTCGTTCAATCTGCAAACTTTTTTAATTGCATACTTTACAAGGGACATGAACTTATTTGTTTCATGTTCGTTCTCATAATTTTTTAGCACAATCATTTCTAGTTCTAGTATATTTATAACCTCTCTACATAGCTCATTAGATTTGTTTGTATCCATCTTGTCAAACCCTACAATATGTTTACCAATATCTTCTTTGTGTAATGGAACTACAATAGAGTATTCTCCTAGCTGCTCTAATTCTGCACGGCATTTTGATTCAATGCTCTCTGCTAAATATGTTCTCATTTATTCTCCCTTCTGCCAATCTGGTTTCCATTTGTTTTCTTTTGCTAACTTTACAACATCCTCCCTTGTGCAGTATGTGTCTGTCTGATAATCATAGAACCTTAAATCACCACCATCGTCATCGTCATCTGGGTCTATCCTGTCTATGTATTGAAACTCAGCAAACTTATTTACTCTGAGAAATAATATCATGTTGTTTATATCTTTATCTGTGTATTCTTTCATAGTTCAACTCCATCTTTGTTTCTTCTTAAATGCGAGTTATCAACTAAAAGTTCCCCAGTATTTTCATCAACAACATCTTGAATCTTTTGTTGTTCCTCCAACCACTCTGAGTCTTTTCGTTCATGAGTCCATGACAAGTCCCAAACTACTGAGATAAAATATGTCAACTCATTCTTTATCTCATGCGGTCTTTTGTGGTTGCAAAGCATGTCAACAAACTTTGACAGCTTGTCCATCTTTGCTCTTTGTTCTTTATCTTTCTTTGTGTGTATGTTATATCGTTCCATTTAACCATCTCCTTATCGGTTTTGTTATGTAATATAATCCTGTCTCAAAAGTCATATGACTTACTAGTATGTGATTGTATAGTATATTACCTGCTATGGCTATATCTTTACCATCCTCTATCTTGTGTGTCATACTCCACACTTTATTCAATCGTATCCTGTATAGGAAATTACCCATACCAAATAACTCTACATTGTAATCATTCAGCTCCATGTCCTCATGCGTGTGCATGTCTTTACCCTCTAACTGATTGTTTAGTTCTATGTTTACCAGATTTTCAATGGCTTTTGTTTTATTTCTTGGCTCCTTGAATCTGTATTTTGTTTTTATGTTTTCAAACTCTTTACTTATATTCATTTGTTCTCCTGTTTTATTTATCTATTATACTATGTAAACCAATAAAGGTTCCCAATTATTTTTAGGGTTGAACCTCTGGCCGTGTTTACCAACATGTTTTATCCACCACTCCGTGATAGACTAGGCCGCCACCAAAGGCTCAATCATTTGTTTAGGGTAAAGGTTCCAACTACCTTTACATCCCTCCCCTATGCGTGGTCTATATCAAGAGACTATCATCCTAGACATTGATAATTTTTTCGTAAGTAGTATTTTCAAACTACTATCACTCATTCGGTTTCAGCGTTGTTGTCTTATATTTTTTTGGGACAACGGTATCTCCATACCCGCATCTAGGTCTATCTCCTAACCCTCAACACTTTCCTCTTGGGCATCCCAACAATAATAAATTTGGCTGGTTTCACTCCAACTCTCCCCTATTATTGTTGTAGTAGGTGAGTCCTGTCCTTATCAATGTATAGAGCATGTTGCATACTCTATGACTTCCTGAACATCTCTATCATTCTCAATCACATAGGAACTGCTACATCTTTTTTATATCTACATGTTTCTTATGATATAATCAAATGCGAGAGCAACACTCCTCAGCCGTAGCCTAGTAGTCCAAGTGCAACCTATACCAGAGCAACCCTCCCAACTTCGCAACAAGTTCCTAAACAAAATTTTCAAATATCTTTTATAACTCGGGTGCCTTCAACCCCTAATAGCCATATCGTTGTTTTAGTATATACATAGGCACACCCAAGTTATATATTACTTATACAAATCTAATCAATAAAAGTTCCCAATTATTTAAAACTAGTGGGGGCTTCTGAATATAATAGCCATGTAATAAGTCGTAAGATATTCTCATTTTTCGTATCCTACATTTTCTCTTACTACTTACTACCCTGACTAACACTCTTTCGCAAAGAGTGGCGACAATATCCACCACCCCCAAGTCTTTATAAATCTATCTTATATCAAAGGCGTTTTCTCATTTGGGAACATAGCATTTAATACTATTGTTCTATCTCTTTCATTTTCAAAAGATAATACTATGCAATGTTGGTTATTGTTATATCTATCTGGCTCTCTTGTTGAATAATCAACATCATTATTTTCATCAAAATAAATATATTCAATACACTTTTCATTATCTTTTACCATGGCCTACCTGTGTCAATGGTATACAGCAACTTGCTGTTATCATCCCAAGTCCTACCGCCTACGGTCCTGAATGACATAGTCCCATGATTATAACTCATGATAAACTTGTCCTTGAATGTTGCAAGTTTATACCCTCCATCACTCGGCAAATCTTTGTTGATGCTATCAACCTTGATGCATCCAATACTACCGCTGTCCACATCAATACCCCCAACTCTATTACCTGCTGGGCTTTTGATTGCATACCTTCCATCTCCATGTGCGGTGCCATAAATACTTATACTTCTATTGTCTGCAAGTTTTAGTTTACCTGACAACTGTATTGACTGAATCCAACTTGGATAGTCAACACCTTTACTGCCTGAGAATGGGAAAGTTAAATCACATACCTCACTCCATGCGTTGTCAATTACATAGCATAAATCTCCAATGTAATATCTACCTGCATCCATCATTTCTACTTCTTGTTCTTTATGTTTACTTTTAAATTGTATTTTCATAATGCTCCTTTGTTTTGTTATCTGTCCTTTAAATGTGGGAACTCAAATAAAGTTCCCACATTTCCACTTAACAAACAACAATTAATTTATTCTACCAACTACAAATATAGTAGACTGCTTTGCCACTTTCAAATCTATCTCGTGCATACTCAATAAATTTTAAGTCCTGCTCTCTGTAATACTTGGCACTATCCTCCTGTGATTGATGTCCCCAGAAGAAACCACCATCACAAAAATAGTCCATGTATCCATTGTTTACTGCCTTCTCTAATGAGTCAATGTCCTGTGGTTTCAATCTGATTCTGTTTGTCTTACCAAACTCTATCGGATACCATTCGTCATTGCCTCTGTCATACCATTTGTTTTTGATTCTCTTTCTTTTCATGTAAAGTCTTGTCATAAACTCCTGTAATCGTGCGTGTTTTCTCCACTCAAACGGCCCTACATTTGTCCATTTGTGAGTGCTTTTCTCTCCTTCTTTGTTTGTAAACTCATACTTATATTCATGTTTTAGTTTACCTGCATTCTGGTCTAATCCCATTATATTCCTCCTGTTATTTGTTCCATATCACTATGTAAGCATAAGACTTGTATCTCGTCTGTGCTACATCCTTCACAAAAATATCTGCTGTCATCAATGTAATCTGAGAGTTCATCCGTGTTTATATATGTCCAACTTTGTTGTTGGACCTTATCACTGAAACACTCTTTACATATATAACTTGCATCATTTTTTTCTGCTTGTTTTAAGTTTGTTATCTTGTTCATTATACTCCTTTGTTTGTTATTTGTTCCCATACTTTTTTATCTCATCATCTACTTCACTTAACTTATGTTTAAACTGTTCCTCTAAATCTTCCCAGTCTGGTAAAAGATAAGTTTTACCTTCATCATCTGTTCTTTTCTCGCACCAAACTTCAATTTTTATTTCATAATTAATCTTATGTTTATCATAAGTATTAACAGTCAGTTCATTTATCTTGCTCACTTATACTCCTTTGTTTGTTATTTGTTCCGTATTATTTTATAATGTTTTTTAAACGGTCCTTCTTTTACCTTTACATTATATCCTAATTCTCTAAATTGTTTTAACATCTCTTGCATTAAGGAATTATAATCACCCTTCTGCACTTTCATTGTTATGTATTCTTGTTCATGAGCTTCTACTTTATCTTCCAACTCTCTTGTGTATTCGTCATGCTCATCTTGTGTCATCATTTTAAAAACATCTTCTCTGCTCATTTGTTCTCCTTTTCAAATAATATTAAACCTACTTCTTGCACTTCAAATTCATCTTCATCTTCTGGCATATTACCATCTGCTATTCTTTGTTTATTATATTGTTCTAGCCACTTATCAAAGTTGTCTGTTGTAGCTTCATAAGTCATACTATTATCGTAATTATAATAAATATTAAATAGTTTTATTTCCTTTGCATAGTTCATTTGTTCTCCTTTGTTTGTTCACTTCTCAGCATGTTATTCATTGACTGCACCACATAATACAGCTCTCTCTTTGTCATCCTGTAATAAGTTATTTCTCTTGCTCCTCCGCCTTCGTTAACTATTTGTTCTAACTTACAGCCCCCATACGCTTGGCTAATATAATAGCACCCTACATTAGAACTATATTTTCCGTCTTCTTTCTTTGTGTAGCTTTCTTGTGGCTGTCCTGTGAACTCGTTTAAGATGTCCACTTGGTTTTGTATGTGTTTAATCGTTATTCTGTTGTTCATTATTTGTCCTTTGTTTGTTTGTTATACTCTATAAACGCTGGGAACTCGTGAAAGTTCCCAACTATTTATTTTATTTAGTTTCTTTTGTGTTCGTCCTCGTCTTGTTTTACTATCATCTCATCGTAGTTCTTATCATCGTCTCGTGGATTCAGACTGTTGAACTCGCCGTGTTCGTATTCTAAGTCCTCGTCATACATGATAAGTTCATTTAATATTCTACTGACCAAAGCTTCTACACTATTTCCAAATTGATTTGACCTGTTGTAAAATCGTAATGTATCCTCAAACGCTTGAAGATTCATATCTTGTATATTTCCTGTGCTAAATGGGGCGTTTCCGAATTTTTCTTTGGTCTCGTATTTTCCATCGTGCCAGTCTTTATCTTTATTCATTTTCATTCTGTAATCTGCAAATGTTGATAATTCATTTTTTATCTTTAATAGTAAATGCTCACTATTTGATAATGTAATTTCTTTTCCGTTTGCTAATTTAACCTTTTTCATTGTTGCTCCTTTGTTTGTTGTTATATCATATAAACGGCGGAAACCTTGAAAAGTTCCCGCCAATTATATTTTTATATATATGTCCCTATGAACTTGTGAGAGTGGTTTATATTTACTTCTCTCTTATATTCATCCATTGCCATGCTGATGGCTCTTTGTCTGTCCCTTGTTAAATATCTATCTCCTTTGGTCATTGGGAATTTGACGCCGTTAAGTCTCACAATTAATCCATTGTCTTGGCTCAAATATTGTCCTTGCATGGTGCGGACCTTCTTAATTTTCAGGGCCTGTAATCTTGCCCCATGTTTTTTATATAGTGTTCTAATTACTTTCTTTTCTTTCTTTGTTAAGTTTGCCATGTGGCCTCCTGTTCGTTTGTTAAATTTCATACTATATATACTGGGTAAATCTGGGAATGTTCCCAAAATAATTAAATTAATTTATTTCTATGACGACAAAATCCCATACTGATAGCAAAGCCCCATTATAATTAGTTTTTAATGCTAACTTATGACCAAATGAGAAAACGCCGTAAAGGGCCAAAATAACGCCAAATAAGGCCTATGTGTATAAGTTGTGGATATGTGTATAACTTGTGTATAACTATTAGACTGTGGATAACTTGTGGATAACTATTTTTATTATATTAATGGGAACTTTTAAAGCCCTATGGCATATATATAGTATGAACACAAGCGATAACAACCAGAACAATGTTAATAACTTGTGGATAACTTTAATTAAAAACAAAGGATATAAAATGAGAAAAACACTAACAAACGCAAAGAAAGTAATTGAATTTAGAATTAAAGAAGAACAGGCAAGAATCAAAGAAGCAAGAGCAAACATGAAAAAGTTTGACAATGGAACAAACGCTTATGAGGAGGCAAGAATTATTTTCGGTGCATCTCTTCAATGGGAATCTTGTCTTAGAACTTTATTGGAGCAGGACTTATCAGATTTTAACATGAAATATTTTGATGAGTTGAATGAACATAAAAGTAAATTCTAAGTAGTCAGTTTTCAATCTGGGTTGGGGTTTTCAGAATCTCAACCCTTTTTGGAATTTCCAACCACCCGCACGGGCGGGGGGTCTTCGCAATAAAAGAACGACACACATAATCCTAAAATTTTTTTGGGAAATTTTTTTCCGATAGGGTTCCCGAGTATTAGGGTCCCTAATATTAGAGGGGGGGTTAGGGTTCCCAAATAAGGTTACCCTAATAAGAATACCTTAATAAGGTTTCCTTAATAGGGTAATACCTTAATAAGCCTTCCAAAAGAGGTCTTTTAAGATAAGACATTTAAAGGGGATAGTCAAGAAATACTTTGTTTATGACACAAATAAATTTAATTCTTGTATTTATAAACAAATTGTGTATAAATTGTGGATAACTTAATCACAAACGGAGAACCAATGGCAAAGAAAAAAGAAAAAAATTTACTAACATTAAACTATGGTGGGCAAGAATATAAGTTTGAACTTGAATCTTTATCACTTGAGGGGAAAGCTCATTACCACAGAGCTAATGAAGTGGCCGCAGAGTTATTAAGATTAGAGCAACAGGTTGCTGAAAAGAAATGGTTAACAGGTAAATACCTTTCTTTTATTGCATCAGAGTTAGACGATAAAGATAAAGATAAAAAATAATGGAGTTAGTAAACGGTTTACAAAAAGCTAAGAAGTTAGTAAAAAGATTAAAAGATGCTGACATACTATCACCTGACCCTTTAGCACTAGAGTGGGTTATTGAACTATTTGAAACAATAGAACAAATAGATACCCCTGAATTAATAGAGGGACAGGATATGGCTTTTACCTTTACAGATGATGGCGAAAAAATTAAAGCTTAAAAGAGGAATAGTATTTCCAGACATTCATTTTCCTCTTCACGATGAGAAAGCACTGTCCTGTGCATTGCAAGCAGTTAAGATAGTTAAACCAGATATTTACATTAACATTGGTGATGTAGGTGAATGGCATAACTTTTCTGCCTGGAAGTATAAAGGAAAGAAACTTCCTTCTTTAGAATACCAAATACCATATTGTGAACAAGACATTGCTGATGTCAATGCAGGTTTAGATATGATAGATGATGTTATGTCTAAAGAAAAAGTAAAAGAAAAGTATATGTTGCAAGGTAATCATGAGTTGTGGATGGACAACTTTGTAGAAAAATATCCTTATATGTCTGATTATACTTTTCCTAAAGCATGTTATTTAAAAGAACGAGGGTACAAATATTATGAATACAACCTTCCATTAAAGATAGGGAAGATAAATTTTATACACGGTACCTACGCAACTACTTACCATGCTAAAAAACATCTTGAAACATACGGAGCCAATATCATGTATGGACATACTCACGATGTTCAACGACATACTTTAACTAAATTAGACGCAGGAACCATTGGAGCTTGGGGAATAGGATGTCTTAAAGATATGTCAAGAGATAAAAACAAGTGGTTGCGTGGCCGCTTACATAATTGGAATCATGCTTTCAGCATTATTACTTGGTTTCCTAATGGCAACTTTCAAGTTGAAGTAATTGAAATTGTTAATGGGAAGTGTATCGTATGGGGTAATGTTGTTGAAGGCTAATGCATAAAAGAATTATTAAAGGTATACCTCGTTATGTATTTGATAGCGAGAAAGAATTTCGTGACATGTTTCCCGATGCAAAGCTAATAGCTGATTGGAGAAAAGCAGAAGTGAATGACTGGGTATTAACCGATGATAATAAAGTCACACAAATACTCAACAAGAAAACAATGAAGAACTCTACGATTAAAGCGTATGATGATTACTTTGTTACATTGCTTGGCCCAACCTTTGCTTCTTCCAAGATGGAAGGCACACCAAAAAAAGATTATAACTCTTTTAGTAAGAGAAAAGACATAGAAGAAAAACCGTTAACATGGAGAGAGATACGCTTTGTTAAAATGATTGCTCATGGTGAAAACCCATTGCAAGCATATTTAGATTCGTTTGAAACAAACAATCAGCAAACAGCAAAAGTTAAATCATCTCTACTTTTAAAACAAACAAGGATAAAACAAGAAGTGGAAAAAGAAATAGAAGGAATACTAAATGAAATTGGTATTGATAAAAAATGGACACTAGAAAAAGCTAGAGATATTGTAGACAATCCAGATACATCTGATGCTGTCAAGCTAAGAGCATTAGAAAATTTTATGAAGATACAAAGCATGTATCCTAAAGAAAAGAAAAACGAATCGTTGTTATTAGGACAAGCCTTTACTGGATTTAGTAAAGAAGAAATATTAGAAATGAGTAATATGAAACTAATTGATGATGGAAAAAAAGAAGATTAATATTATACCTGGACCTTCTGTTATGGCAGAAAGGGATGAGGTTTTAGCAAAAGCGTATAAAGATTTAATATTTTTTGGCCGTGTATTCTTACCTCAAGACTTTTTACATAAAAGTGAAAGTCCTCAATTCCATTATGATTTATCTAGAAGATTAATCCAACACAAGCCTGGTGCTCGTATATGTAACATCATTCCTCGTGGTATGGGTAAAAGTATTTTATCTAAAGCTGCTATTATGCATAAGTTTTTATTTGCAGAAACAGATAAACAAAACTTTGTAGCTTGGGTATCAGAAGAAGGTGGGCAATCTATAGACCATTTAAAATACATACGACACCACTTTGAAGAAAATGAAATGATACGGTACTACTTTGGAAACATGGATGGTGGTAGTGTAGGTAAACGATGGACAGAAAAAGATATTGTAACTCCAAAAGGAGATAGAATTATAGCTAAAGGTTCTAATCAAAGACTTCGTGGTAGGGCAGAAGTAGGAGTGAGATACACTGGTATAATTCTTGATGACTTTGAATCAGAGCTAAATACTAAAACTCCTGAAAGAAGAGCAGAGTTAAAGAAGTGGATTGTCTCTACTGTATATCCATCACTAGAAGAAACTCCAGGCAATGAAGGTTGGATATGGCTGACAGGTACTATTGTTCATTATGATTCTTTTTTGCAAAACATAGTAGACGGTTATAAAGAATCACAAGCAAATAATAGAAGCTACCCTTGGGAAGTAACATTTCATAGAGCTATTGAAAATGATAAACCTTTGTGGCCAGAACAATTTTCTTTAGCAAAATTACAAAAGAAACGAAAAGAATTTATTGAAGCAGGTCTTGTAAACAAGTTTGCACAAGAGTATATGAACGATGCTAGAGATTCTTCAGCAGCTTCTTTTAAGATTGACAGAATACAAAACTATAATCACAGGTTTGAAAACAGAGAGAACTATGCTTATCTTGTAAATAATAAAGAAGCAATACCTGTAAATATCTATATAGGGGTTGACCTTGCAGCTACTGCTAGTGCTACATCTGACTACCAAGTAATTTTAGTTATGGCTATGGATGCAAACAAAAATAGATATGTCTTAGAATATTTTAGAGAAAAAATACCAGCATTTGATATGGCTGAACAAATTGTAGAGATGGCTAAAAAATATTCTCCTGTTAGGAGAGTAACAATAGAAACTGTTGCAGCACAAGAAATGGTTAGGGATATGACTACAAGAATGTCTGTGAAAGATAGGCGTTTACTACCAGGAATCTTTAAAGGAGTAAAACCTCCTTATGGTATTAAGAAAGAAGACAGGCTAGAAACAGCACTAGGGCCTATAGTAAATTCTAAAAAATTATATATTAAAAAAGAAATGACTGAAATAGTGGATGAATTTTTTGAACATCCTAAACCAAAGAACGATGACTTGATGGATGCTTTGTATTATGCTGATTATTTTGCAAAAGCTCCTAGTAGTACCGCTATAGATATAGCAGATTTAGCAGATTCTGTAGGAAAATCAACTAAACTTAAAGCAAATAAAGTCTATAATTGGATGACAGGAACAATTAAATAAAAAGTTTTCCACATGTTATCCACATTTTTCTTGCATTTATAGAGGGTAAAGAGTTAAATTCAACTACGAAATACTGTATCGTTTTTTACAACAATAGGGCCATTGAATGGAATATGACAAAAGAGCATTAAAAAACCAAGAAATATACGATAGATACAAAAATGATAGAAAGGCTTGGGAAAGAGATGCTAGACAAGATATAGATTTTTATTTAGGAAATCATTTTACTTCAGACGAATCCAATGAATTAGCATCAAGAAACCAAGCAGATGTTCCTATGGATAGAATATCTCCTGCAGTAGAACGATTAAAAAGTATGCTTACTGCTAGACCTCCCGTGTTTACAGTGGTGCCTAGAGAAGATTCTGATTCTTCTTTGGCTTATTTATGGAGAATTATTATGGGGTTTGTGTGGCAAAACTCAGAGGGTGACGCACAAATGAAACAAGCAATACATGATTATTGTGTTGTTGGTTTGGGTTATATTTATGCTTATGTAGATTATGATTCAGATTTTGGTAAAGGAGATGTAAAGTTTTCTTACATAGACCCTTTTAGAATTTATGTACCAGCAACATCTAGAGATAGATTTTTTTCAGATGCAGATAATATTATTTTATCTACAATACTTACGAAAGACCAAGTGTTAAATCTTTATCCAGAGTTAGGTATTAATGTAGACCCGAACACCCAAGAAGAAATAGACCCATTGATAGATATGATTTCACCGTATAGTTTAGAACAAGATTATCCAGACAATGTAAATAAGTCTAGTGTTAATATGTATACGCCAGATAAAGTTAAAGGGTATATAGATACACACGATTCAAGATACCAGATATTAGAAAGATTTTATAAAACAAAAGTTCCATATTACTTACTTAGAGAAAATCAATCAGGAGAAGAGTTTATTGTTGATGAAGCAGACTTTTCATCTTTCTTAGAAGAAAACAAACAGATGATAGAAATGGGACAGGTAGACATAACTCAGGTTTATCAAACAAGAATTAAAGTTACTGCAAGTATTGGAGAGGTAGTGTTATATGAAACAGTCCTAGATACAGATGTTTACCCTATCGTACCTATCGCAAATGTTTGGACACAGACTCCATATCCTCGTTCAGACATATCAAGAGCAAGGCCAATGCAAAGACTCCTCAACAAGCTTTGGTCTTTGGCTCTATCACACGCACAAGCATCAGCAGGTTTAAAACTTATGGTGCCAATAGGTAGTGTAGAAAATGTTTCACAGTTAGAAAAAGATTGGGCTAATCCTAATGCAGTTATAGAAGTGGACTCATCACAAGGTGAACCACACTATCCTGCTCCGCAACCTTTAACAGGTGAGTTCTACAGATTGATACAACAAGCAGAGTTTTATATTAATTTTATTTTTGGTATACCAGAAATTATGCAAGGGGTTGGAGAAAAAGCTCCTGACACTGCTAGAGGGACAGAAAGATTAATAGCTTTAGGTAGTGAAAGACCTAAATCTAAATTAAGAGATATAGAGTTTAGTATTAAAAGATTAGGAAAAGTATTATACAATTATGGTAAAAGTCATTATTCGCATGAAAAAATATTTAGACTTGCACAGCCAAATAATGATATGTCAGAAATGATGGCACAGATTTATTCTGATAAAACACAAACCATATTTGATTTAAAAAAAGATAGACACAATTTAGAACAACATGATGTTGGTATTGAGTCTGGTTCTACTTTACCAACAAGTAAGTATGCTGAACTTGCTGTGTATATGGAAGCATATCAGATGGGAATAGTAGACCAAGTAGAAGTATTAAAAAAGAATCCAGACATTTTTGACAAAGAAGGTGTGTTGCAAAGAATGAATGAAAGACAGCAACTACAACAACAAATGGCTGCTATGGATGAACAGATAAAGAATTTACAGGGAGACCTGCAAACGGCTACAAGAGAATCTATCTCTGATAGAAAACGAACTGAAGTTGAGAAATTTAAGACTCGTTTAAAAGATATAGAATCTAACGCCAGTGCCGATAGGCGTGTAAATAAAAACAAACTAAACGACAAGGTGTTGCTTGAATTGGAGAAATTGCGTGGTGAAATTAAAGTAATAGAATCACAAATGCGTAGTTCTGCTCAAGAAGACAAGACATCAAAGGAGTAAATATGAATACAGAAACATCACAAACCGATACTCAAGTTTCAGAATCTATGGATGAGGTTCAAACTGAGGGACAACAAGAAGGTACTTTAGAAGGAAATGAAAGTATGAATTGGGAAAAAGAAGCTAAAAAGTTTCAATCTATGTATGATAGAGCTGAAGCAGATAAGAAACATTTATCTCAATACAAACCATTAATTAACTTACTAGAGCAACGACCTGACCTTGTTGAAACTTTAAGAGATAATATTGTTGGTAATAAGGGTGTAAACAAACCAACTGAAGCACAACAGTTAAACGAAGACGAGTTCAATCCGTGGGATGCGTACAATAAACCTGGTTCTTCATCATACGAAATGCGTGTGAAACAAGAAGAGTCTAGGATAAATAGTGCAGTGCAAAATGCTATGAGAGGCCAAGAGCAAAAACAGTTTCTTAATGATACTGTTAATAAGTTAAAGAGTGATTTTGGTATGCAAGAAAATGAAGTCCAAGAATTTATGGAGTTTACTTCTGCACCGAAAGATTCTGTTCCTTTAGATAATTTGGTTAAGTTATTTAAAATGAATAAAGGTGAATACAAAGAACCTGTAATTCAAAAACCAGATACATCAAATCAAGCAAGAACCGCAGGGGTATTGCAAGGAGGAGCAGTTCCTACTAAGTCTGAACAAGACGGAATGTGGGACCAAATACTTAATGCCGCATCTTCTGGTAGCATCAAGCAGACTATAAAAAGAAAATAAATAGGAGAATAAAATGGCAATAAGCGGACAAATTAAGTCAACAAACTTGACTGCTGCTACTACATCTGCTGATTATGGAGTTGCTCCAGATAGAAGAAGGTTATATAACTTTTCTGATAGGATTGCTGAACTAGCACCTGATGAAAGTCCTTTCTTCGTTTACTTGAGCAAAACTGCAAAACTTCCTACGGATGATTCTTTGTTTCGTTATTTAGAAGATAGAACAAAGATTAATTATACAAGTAGAGAGTTCCTTTTAAAAGGTAATCACGACAGTTCAGCAACTCAAAGTTCTGGAGATACAGTATCTTTTACTGTAGACACAGCTGACGGAGCTGCAGTAGACTTCCTTGTTAAAGGTATGGTCTTTGCAGTTAGAACACTTGGAGGCTCAGAAGGGGATGCAACTTACGCTAACATCGTAGTTAGAGTAGAAGATGCACCTGTTCAGAACTCAGCTGATACAACATTTACTGGTAAAGTAATTTCTGTATCATCAACAGCAACCAATGCAAACAAACTTTTAGATAATAAAAAATGTCAAATCATTGGTACTGCATACGCAGAAGGTTCTGGAGCACCAGATGTATTCTCAGATAGCTTAGAAGATAATTATGGGTATACCCAGATTTTCAAAACAGCTGCTGAGATTTCAAACACAGCATACGCAACACAACTTCGTGGAGTGTCTAACGAGTTTGAAAGAGTGTTAGCTCAAAAAATGAGAGAACACAAAATAGATATGGAAAGAGCATTTCTTTTCAATCAGAAAGCAAAAGTAGGCGGAGTACAATACTCAGAAGGTCTAGTAGGTCACATCATTAAAAACAGTACAGTAGTAGCTGGAACTGACAACTTATCTTATGAGTCAGGTAAAGCATACTTCAGAACTGCACAAGCTTCAGAGCTTACTTATGATAGACTTTTATCAGACTTTGAAGTATTGTTTGACCCAGCTAGAGGCGGAAGTAACGAAAGATTAGCATTAGCTTCTCTTCCTGTTATCTCTTTCTTTAACAAAATGGGTAACGGCTCATTTTCTGATATATCAACAGCAAGCACACAATACCAAATTAATATGGATGAATTAGCAGGACAGTATGGTCACCAGTTAATGGAGATTAATACAGTTCATGGTTCAGTATATTTAGTGAAAGAACCTCTATTTAGAGGTCATTCATCTGGTATGATGTGTATGGCTGATATGAGTAAACTATACTACAGACCATTAGTAGGTAACGGAATTAATCGTGATACTCAGGTTATGACAAATGTACAAAGTGCAGATGAAGACCTAAGAAAAGATATGATTCTTACTGAAGCTGGGTTAGAAGTATGTCTACCAGAATCACATTACTTAATTAATTTAGAAGGAGTGTAAGATGGCTAGAGCAGCATATTTAGAACAAAACAGTGGTGTTAGTGATATGAAATTAAAATACGAACAAATTGCAGCAGCTAGAACACTAACTGCAGCTGACTCAGGAAAAGTATTCGGAGTTAATCAGGCATCTGCCTATGAGATTACTTTACCTTTAGCAGCTTCAGCTGGTGCTGGTTGGCATTGTAAATTTGTTTTATCAACAGTGGCTGCTAACGCAGTTACTATTGCAAACAATACTGCCGAGGATTCAATCGTTGGTATGGTTGCAGGAGCTGACGATGGTGCAGCTGGTAACTCAGCAGAATCTGCAGTTGATGAAATCGTATTTATCAGTGGTGCAGCATTAGGTGACACAGTAGAATTATTTTGCAATGGTATTAATTACTTTGCAAAAGCTATTGTTCACGATGTAGCACATGTTACTATATCATAAACTAATCCGTGAGGATTAACAGTCTTGGATACTGTGGGGTTGTTCGTAGAAAGGTTCAACCCCAAAATCCAAAAAAAATTTTAAACTAATAGGAGAATAAAATGGCAAATTTTGATACTGTAACAAAAGTTATTATCAATGATATTAGTGTTGCAGCAAGCACAGTTGATGGTTCTTTAGCAAAAGAAATCAATGACTATATTGAAACTATAGATGATGCAAAACTTGTAGCTACTAATGCAGTTATGCTTGACAGAAGTAGAATTGCATATATCATCATTACTAAGGTGTAATGAAGAAGTGCCAACACTGCAACAAGCCAAACAAAGAAGGACACTTTAATTGTCCATCTTGTGGGTTAAGAGCACATCCACCACAGTGGAGTACTCAGTTTGTTTTAAGAGATTCACCTATGGCAACTGCTATAAGAAAGGACCAAATAGATTTTGGGACTATGAGTATGGATAAACATATAGAAAAAACTAATAAAAAAAATGCTGCAGATAGAGCAAAGAAAATGGACAGCATGATATTTGGAGGAAAAAAATAATGTACGGAATGATTAAAAGCAAAAAACTAAATGGTAAAAGAAGAAAGAATGCTATGAATGGTAAAAAAAGAAAAATGAAAAAGAAAGTTTATAAAAAGAAATGAACGGCGATAAAAAGAAATCTAATGACATATCCTATTTAGTAGATAAAAGGTTTGAAGGAATAGAACCTGGGTATGATGAAAGACCTGAATCTTATAGACAAAACTATTTTGATATGGCAAAGTCTTTTCAAGGTTTTTTTGGTGAGCCTGTAGAGGCTTCTGACGAAGAAAGTTTAAATTTATTAGAGCAGTGGTTAGATAATTACTTTCCACAAACAGTAACTGAAAAATTTGAAAATGTAGATTATTACAATCCTAAATCAGGAGAGCAAGATTTAATAAGTGTTATGAAGGGTAAAGAGTTTATGAATTTTATGCAAGACCAATTTGAGGGCGTTACACCAGACTCTATAAACACAAGAAGAGAAATGAGTAAAGATTATTTTAACAACTTAAAAAAAGAATCAGCTTTACAAGAAAGGTTGTTTAGTATAGAAAGTAAAGATTTTGACGAGTTAGATGAATCAGCTTTAAATCAATTTAATTCTTTAGCTATTGTACAAAACATACTATCAAATCAAATGACAATGCCAGGAGAATTAGGAGTGGACCCTATGCTACCAGAAGGAATGCCAAGTGAGTTAGACTTTACTCCAAAAAGCCGTACACTTAATTTTGGTGATATGCTTAGAGAGCAGGAAGATATGATGAGAAAGTCGGATGAACTACAGAAAAAGTTTGGTCAGCAGAGTGGCTACATAATAGTGGGTGAAGATGGAAGTTTTACATTTTAATGAGAAGAGGATTTACACAACAGGTTAAACACACAAATGGAAAAAAGAAAACAAGACAAGGACATGGTAAGAATACAAAGTTTGGAAATAAACTATCACCAAAGCATTACAAGAAAAAAAGTAGAGGGCAAGGATAATGGCTGAATCATTTAAAGACCAAGTAGATGCGTTAACAGGTTTTGCTACAACAGAAAATGATGCATTATCTGATTGGTTGACTGCAGGTGCTCGTACTATTTTAAATATACTACCTATAAATAAACTAGAAAGAGTTGCAAGCAATACAAACTTTACAAGCACTGTAGATGTAGAAGACAAAAAAATATTATCAGTATTAAGAAGAGATGAAAATAATAGTGATATAGCTATGCCTTGTAGAAAACTTTTACCTAGTCAAATGGGAACAGTGCAAGATTCATCTTATATGGAATTTGCTACAACAAGTGACCCAGCTTATATTATTTTTGATAAAGTTTTAAATGTATTTCCTACGGTGGTTAGTAGTAATCATAGTAGGCTTGTAGCTATAGATACCAGCATAACAGTAGCTCATGGTGCTACGAATATAGATAACTTTCCAGACGAAGCAGAGAATGCAGTAGTTTTATATGCAGCAAGAAATGCTATACAAAGACTAATGAATAACATACAGTCTAATTCTGATATAACCACAGCATTGACAGCAGCTAACACAGAACTAGATGAATTACAAGCATTAGCAGACAAGATAGATACTGAGGTTGCTTTAATAAATACGCAAGCAGATTCAGCATTAGCAGAAATAGCACTAGCCAATTTAGAAGTAGATAAAATGGCAGCTGAGGTAGACTTAGATAACGCAGAAGTAGATTTAGCAAAAGCAGAAATTACAGAATCTGCAGGACTTGTAGATTCTGCTATAGATACTGCTACTGCGGCAATTAAAACTTCTGTAGATAAAATGAATGCTGCAATAGAATTAGCTAATCTAGAGTTTGATAAAGCAGAAACAGAAGCAGATGCAGCAGAAGCAGAAGCAGATGATGGAGCAGTAGCTACAGCATTAGGATTGATTAACACGCAAGTAGATGCAGCAGTAGCTTTAATATCTACTGGTTCTGGAGATAATGCAATAGTAAATAAACTTGCTTTAGTTGAAACAAACATATCAAATGCTGCTACAGAAATAGGACTTGCAAAAGCAGAGGCGACAGAAATAGCAACTCAAACAGATAATAGTGGTGATATAAATACAGCATTAATTGCAATGAATGCAGCAGTAGATAAGTTTCAAGCAGCAAGTGGCGACCCAGCACTTTACGGAGATGAAGACATTTACACCACTGGTGTAGGATTTACAAAAGTAAAAGATGCATTAGATAATGCACAAAAAATTGTAGACGATGGTGCTAACTCACCAACTGGTAATGCAGCAGGAGATGCAGCAACTTATCTATATACAGAAGAAGATGTAGAGCTTATGAATGGTGCATTACAAATAGCATCTACAGAACAGAACAGAGCAAGAATACATTTGGAAGAATTTTCAACATCTGTTAATGGACTTCAAGCAGAAATAAATGGATTTGCTACTGAGGTTACCTCAAGGGTTAATTTAACAGGAGCAAAAGGACAGGCGGTACAAGCTTTTATTAGCACTGCACAGGCTTATATAAACGAAGCACAAGCTAATTTATCACTAGCTAGTGGATATAATAATGCAGTAGGTGCTTATCTAAATGCAGCACAAGGATATGCAGCAGAAATACAAGCTTATGTAACTTCAAGCCAAATGTTTATAGGAACTGCAAGCAATAGAATTAATGTTGGTAATGCATTTTTAGCAGAAGCCAATGCAAGAGCAGGAGAAGCTTCAGCATATATAGGCGAGATAAACGGAAGAACAACTCAAATACAATCTCAATTAAGTGTAGCACAAGGCTATGTACAAACAGGAGCAGGATACTCAAGAGTAGCAGATGGTTATGGTAAAACAGCACAAGGATATTTAGGAACTGCAGCAACTTATTTATCAGCAGGACAAGGCTTTGCTTCAACAGCCCAAGGGTATGTTAATGAAGTAACATCAAAAATTAATATAGCATCATCTTATTTACAAGAAATGCAAGCAAGACTTGCAGTAGATAATTCAAAGTATACTTGGTATACACAACAATACCAAATGCTAGATGCTCAATATAAAGAACAAATAGAAACATTGCGTGGAATTATATAATGGCTTTAAAAAGTACATGGACAAAACATACAGATAATATAAAATCTACATCTTGGACAGCACAATTAAATAATGCAATAGAAACATCTTGGTCAAGAGTGTTGCAACTGTTATCTGGCCTTTGGAATGACACAGAAAAAAAATGGGAAGATATAACTATAACCTATGAGGAATTATAATGGCAGCAATAGAATTTACAGTTAAAGAAATAGTAAGCAGAGTAAGACAAGCAGTGCCTAGCGTTTCAGAAAACTATGTTATTAATCTAATAAATGAAGGTTTAATTGACATGGGTAAATATTCTACAAAAGTAGAGTGGGCTAAAACAAATTTAGTGCACGACCAAATGTGGTATGGTCTTGACGATGACAGAGATGTTACTGTAAATAAAGTTTTTAAGTGTAGCATTTTAAACTCTGATGGAGAATATATAATGATACCAAGATTATTAAACCAAGATATTAAAATAACAGATACGGAATAAGACATGGCAGCAGTAGATAGTAATTATACAGACCCTTCAGACTCTTTTGTTTGGTGGATAGAAGGAGATAAGCTAGCAATAGCTACAACTAAAGGTGATGGAGGCACAGCTGAAACATCAGAAGGAAAATTTAAAGCAGCAAGTATAGGCTCATCTGGTGATGTTATCACCTCAGGTTTGTTAATTTCTTACTATGGTGAACCAGATAAAATAACATCTGTTAGCAGTACAATAGATTTAGATAATGTTTTACAACCAGCATTAATTGATTTTGTAAAAGCAAAAGCTTTAATGGACTTAGCAGCTAATACAGAAGACCCTAATATAGCACAAATAAAAATGGCTGCTGGACAACAAGCTATGGCAAGTTATCAAGATGCTGTCAAAAGATATGGAAGTAGAAAAAGAGATAAGCTAGGCGGAACAAGAGCAATAGCACCATTTAGTTTTAAATAAAGGATAAAGTAAAATGGCAACATTAACAGGACAAAGAATAAAAGATAGCTATAAAGATTTATTACAAGTCTCTAATAGTAATTCTGGTATAGACTCAACACTAAGAGCAGTATCAGATGGGGAAGCTACAGATAGTGTATTACAACTTAGCAGTGCTGCTGTTAATATATCCTCAGCAGGTGCGTTACAGTATGCTGGTGTTGCTATTACATCTACAGCTGCTGAACTTAATATCTTAGATGGTGCAACAATTACTGTATCTGAATTAAACATCTTAGACGGAGTAACTGCTACAGCAACAGAAATAAATCTATTAGATGGAGTTACGGCAACTACTTCAGAATTAAATATCTTAGATGGTGTAACAGCCACAGCCTCTGAATTAAATATTTTAGATGGTGTGACAGCAACTGCTTCTGAATTGAATATAATGGATGGAGTGACTGCTACTACAGCAGAATTAAATTATGTAGATGGAGTAACTTCTAATATTCAAACACAGTTAGATTCAAAAATAAGTGCTACACTTACACAAGAGCAGGTAGAAGATTTTGTTGGAGGTATGTTAGATGGTACAGAAACAGGTATTTCTGTTAGCTATGATGACACAGATGGTAATATAGATTTTGTTGTAGCTACACAATCAGACAATAATTTTACAACCACACTTTTAAATAAGTTAAATGCAATAGAAGCTAGTGCAGATGTAACCGATACCTCTAATGTAACCTCAGCAGGAGCATTAATGGATTCTGAAGTTACTAATCTTTCTCTTGTAAAAGGTTTAACATCAGGTATATCTAGTGGAAATGTTTTAGTTGCTAATTCAGCAGTTGCTGATAATGATTTTTTAAAAATTGATGGAACATCAGTAGAAGGTAGAACTGCAGCAGAAGTAAGAAGTGATTTAAATGTAGAAGATGGAGCTACAGCAGACCAAACAAACGCAGAGATTAGAACTGCCGTAGAAGCAGCCTCAGATTCTAATGTATTCACAGATGATGACCATAGCAAGTTAAATGCTATTGAAGCTAGTGCTGATGTAACAGACACTGCAAATGTAACAAGTGCAGGTGCATTGATGGATAGTGAACTTACAAGTATTGCAGATGTAAAAGCACTAGACCAGTCAGTAGTAAGTGGAGCAACGCCTACATTTACAACTACTAATTTTACTGACGCTTCAAATAAAAGATTAATGACTGATGCTCAAGAAACTAAGCTTGACTCAGTAGAAAGTAATGCGACTGCTGACCAAACAGATGAAGAAATACAAGATGTCGTAGGAGCAATGTTTAGTAGTAATACCGAAACTGGAATTACTGCTACATACCAAGATGGCGATGGAACAATAGATTTAGTTGTTGGAACTTTAAACCAAGATACAACAGGTACAGCTGCTAAGGTAACAGTATCAGACAGCACTGCAAACACAAACTTTCCTGTTGTATTTCATGATGAGTCAAATGCTTTATTAGATGACACAGGGGCATTAAGATACAATCCAAGCTCAGGAACATTATTAGTTCCTAATCTTTCTGTTGCTGGTACTACAACAACTGTAGATACAGTAACAATGGAAGCATCAAATGCTATTATATTTGAAGGAGCAACTGCAGATGCAAACGAAACAACACTATCTATTGTAGACCCTACTGGTGACAGAACAATTAATTTACCAAATGTATCAGGTACTATACCAGTATTAGCAGCAGCTTCTACAACACAAATTTCATCTACTCCAGAAGAACTTAATATTTTAGACGGAGTTACATCAACTGCAGCTGAATTAAATATTCTTGATGGTGTTACAAGTACCGCTGCTGAATTAAACATTCTTGATGGTGCTACAGTTGTAGTGGGAGAAATTAATTATTTAGATTTAGGTTCAACAGCAGTAGGAACTGCTATAGCTTCTAAAGCAGTTGTATTAGACTCCAATAAAGATTATACAGGCATAAGAAATCTAACGATTACAGGAGAGCTAGATGGTGGCAGTTTAGACATTAGTGGCGATGCAGACATTGATGGAACTCTAGAAACAGATGCGTTATCTATAAATGGTACAGCAGTAAGTTCTACTGCAGCTGAATTAAATGTATTAGATGGATATACTGGAAGTGTAACAGAATTAAATTATTTAGATACCTTACACGCAACTGGTGTAACAGCAACAGAGTTTGATTATTTAGATGGAGTAACATCAAGCATTCAAACACAATTAAATGCTAAAATTGAAGCTACATTAACTACTGAACAAGTGCAGGACATTGTTGGTGCAATGTTTAGTAGTAATACTGAAACTCGTATATCTGCTACTTATGAAGATGGGGATGGTACAATAGATTTAGTCGTAGACGATATGACTGCTGATACTAATACACAACTATCTGATGAACAAGTTCAAGATATTGTCGGTGCAATGGTTTCCAGTAATACAGAAACAGGTATTGCCGTGACCTATCAAGACGGAGATGGCACTTTAGATTTTGTAGTTGCTACTCTTAACCAAGATACCACAGGTAATGCTGCTACAGCCACAGCTCTTGAAACAGCTAGAACAATACATGGTGTATCTTTTGATGGTACTGCTAATATAGATTTATCTGAAGTAGTACAAGATACAGCTGGAGGAATGTTTAGTAGTAACACTGAAACATTTATTACAGCCACTTATCAAGATGCTGATGGGACAGTAGACTTAGTTGTTCCTGTTTTAGATGAAGATGATTTATCAAGTGATTCAGCTTCACACTTAGTAACTCAACAATCAGTTAAAGCTTATATTGATGCTCAAGTTGCTGCTTCAGGCTCAGGAGATATTACAGCGGTAACTTTCCAAACAGACTCTGGTTCTGGAAGTAAAGCTTCTGACACTGGCGGTAGTGCTGACTTCTCATTGCTAGGTGGAGATGGAATAGGTATAACAAATAGTGGTACAACTATAACTGCAGCAGTTGCAGCAGCACAAACAACTATTACATCATTACTAGCTACTGATATTAAAATTGGAGAAGATGACCAAACAAAGATTGATTTTGAAACAGCAGATGAAATACATTTCTATGCTGCAAATGTAGAACAAGTTTATTTAGGAGATAATATATTTGGACCACAATCTGACAGTGATGTAGATTTAGGTTCTAGTTCTGTTAGATGGAAAGATGCTTATGTAGATAGCATTACAGTAACTGGAGAAGTAGACGGTGCTTCATTAGACATATCTGGTGACGCTGACATTGACGGTACATTAGAAGCTGATGCAATTACTATTGGCGGAGTAACCTTAGCAGAAACAATTAGCGATACAGTAGGAGCAATGGTAGGAAGTAATACTGAAAGTGGTATCACTGTAGCTTACCAAGACGCAGACAATACTTTAGATTTTACTGTTGGTACTTTAAATCAAGATACAACAGGTTCTGCAGCAACTCTTACAACAGCAAGAAATATTGGTGGAGTAAGTTTTGATGGCTCTGCTAATATTAATTTACCTGGTGTAAACACTGGCGGTAATCAAGATACTTCAGGTAACGCAGCAACAGCAACAGCATTAGAAACAGCAAGAAATATAGGTGGCGTATCATTTGATGGTACAGGAAATATCAACCTACCAGGCGTAAACACAGCAGGCAATCAAGACACTACTGGAAATGCAGCCACTGCAACTGCATTAGCAACAGCTAGAAATATCCACGGTGTTAGCTTTGACGGTACAGGAAATATTGATTTAACAGAAGTTATAGAAGACACTGTAGGAGCTATGGTATCTTCAAATACTGAATCAGGTATTACAGTAGCTTATCAAGATGGCGATGGTACTTTAGACTTTACAGTAGGTACACTTAATCAGGATACGACTGGTAACGCAGCAACTGCTACAGCTTTAGCAACTGCAAGGAATATTCACGGTGTTTCTTTTGACGGAACAGGCAACATAGATTTATCTGAGGTAATTCAAGATACCGTAGGAGCTATGTTCTCTTCTAATACAGAAACTAGAATCACTGCTACCTATCAAGACGCAGACGGTACAATAGATTTAGTTGTTGATGATTTAGATACTGATACACAATTATCAACAGAAAATGTCCAAGACATTGTTGGTGCTATGTTCTCAAGTAATACTGAGACTAGAATCTCAGCTACATACCAAGACGGAGATGGAACGATAGACTTGGCTGTAGACGATATGACTGCTAATGACAATACTAATCAACTTACTACATTCCAACTTGAGGATGGTGACGGCACAGAAGTTACTATTGCACACGGTAAAGAAATTAAGTTTGTAGAAGGTGGTGGTATTGATATTAATTTTACTGACACTTCTACAGGTAGTGATGGAGACCCATTTGATTTAACATTTACAGTTTCATCTCAAACTGATAACAACTTTACAAATGCCGACCATAGTAAGTTAGACGGAATAGAGGCAAGTGCAGATGTAACTGATGCTACAAATGTAACAGCTGCTGGTGCATTAATGGACAGTGAGTGTTCTAATCTATCAGCTGTTAAAGGAATAAACCAAGCATTAACTACAAGTTCTGATGTACAATTTGGAGATGTAACTCTTGGAGGTATTGTTCTTGACGGTAATACTATTTCTGGTATTGATGATTCTGGAGAATTTACTAATAATGATGCTCACATTATGACTTCCGCTGCAGTAGAAGATAAAATTTTAGGTTATGGATATACAACTAATACTGGAGATATTACAGGAGTAACAGCAGGCACAAACTGTAGTGGTGGAGGAACTAGTGGAGCTGTTACTATTAATGTTGATGACGCTTTTTTAAAGAACGATGCTGATGATACGACAAGTGGAACCATAACTGCTGCTGGATACAATACAGCTTCTGGTAAAATAGGAGATGTTGATGATGAGTATATTGATTTTGGAACTGCTGGTGAAATACAATTTAAAATAGATAATGTTGAAGATTTTATGATGGCAGATGGTGGAACATTCCACGCAAACGCAGATATTATTGCTTCTTCTGGTAGCATATCATCAGATAAAAAACTTAAAAAGAACATTGTAGATGTTTCGTATGGATTAGAGGATATATTAAAACTTCGTGGTGTAGAGTTTGATTGGAAAGAAAAACTAGATGGTAAGCACGATATTGGATTTATAGCACAAGAAGTTGAAGAGGTTATTCCAGAACTTGTAAAAGAAGTAGAAGGATTAAACGATGAAGAATCTCACTTAGTTGTAAACTATACAAATGTAATTCCAGTATTAGTTGAAGCAATCAAAGAATTAAAAGCTGAAATAGAGGAACTTAAGAAATGAGCTTGACTGCATCAGGACAAATATCAATGCACGATATAAGAAGTGAACTAGGAGCTAGTGGAGAAATATCTTTAATAGATGCTTCTGACGGTAGTATAGCAACTATTAATACTAACAATGCAAGTGATGATAGACCAGACGGTAGTGCACCACACGCTATGAGTGAGTTTTATAGTTATGACCACGATGCTGCTGGTGCCACATCATTTGGTACTTGGAGTGATGCAACAATAAGATTTGTAGGTAGTAGCCCTGGTGATGGAGTAACTACACACGCACTAAGTACAAATGATATGTCAGACCCAACTGGTAATGTAGGAATAGATTCTAACACAGATTCTGGAACAGTAAGAGGAAGTTGTTTAGTTGCTATATCAAGCACAGGAGACCCTGGAACTGCTTCAAGTAGTTTTGGTGGTGGTACAAGTAATAGTGGTAGTGGGTATGAAACTATAGTAAATAATTCTGCTATAGGTAGTGTAAGTATGAGTTCATCAAATGATACTATTAACGCAAGATTTGCTTTTAAACCACACGCAGTACACACTGAGACGACTACTAGAACTTTAACTTGGACAGTAAACAGTGTAACTAATGATGACATGACTGTGTTTTGTAGTGTTACAAGCTTTGGTGGATTTTGTGTAGGAGAGTATGTTCCTGTAAATACACAAGGTGGATACAAACATATATCAGAACTAGAAGTTGGAGATTCAGTAATGTCATACAACTTTGAAACAAACTCTGTAGAAGAAGCACCTATTTTAAAAATAGAAAAACCTATGCACACCGACTTAGTAGTATACAGATTTGATGATATGGATGATATACAATATAAACACGGTAATACTGTAACTATAAATAAAGGGATTACAATAACTAAAGACCATCCTATATATAAAGAAGACGGAACTATGGTTTGTTTGGACCCAGCAAAAGCAAAAGAATTATATGGACTAGACGCACAAGAAATACAAAAAGGTGACAGAATAAGATTTATGGATAAAATTAGAGAAGTTAAAGACTATTTAAATTCTCCAGAAGAATTACAAACCTATACAATATTAACAAAGAATAATAACTTTTATGCAGGTGGCGTATTAGTTCACAGTGAGATTTCAGAATAATGTTTAATGGTCCAAATGGTGCAGGTAAAGGCGATAAACCTAGAGGTATGAAGATTTCTAGAAAAGAGTTTGAAGACCGTTGGGATAAAATATTTAACCATAAAGGGTTAGAAAAAAATATATTCAAAAACAAAGAAAAGGAAAGTAAAAGTGGCAACAGAAGTAAGTAAAGATAGTAAATTTACATTTAGTTTAGAAACATTAATATCTCTGGCCGTTACTATATTTATGGTTGTTGGTATGTGGTTTACTTTGCAGGCCGATATTAAGGAAGCAAAAGAACTACCAGAACCACCAATAGGTAGAACAGAATATGATTTGAAAGACCAGATGATTAGAAATACTATCTTAGAAACAGAAAAAGATGTATCAGAAATAAAAGAACAGCAAAAAGAAATGCGTGAAGATGTTAAAAATATTGAACGCATGATGATGCAAAAATGAGGTATAGAGATGAACTTATATTATGGTATCTTTTGGTTACTTGGATTGTCGTTGTGGCTTACGCCATTACACTCTCAAGGTAAGTTAAAAGATTTACAACAAATACAATTATTAAGTCAAGACGAATGTGTTATAGTTCAAGTTAATGCAGACTGGAATATAAAGGCTTCTATGGATTTAGGTAGACTAAAAAATTGTAAGTGGTTTAACGCAAGCATTGATGACAAACAATATGGAGCTATATTAGCTAATGAATGGAATATTAAATCAGTTCCAACTATTGTAATGTTTGAGTATGGAAAAGAAATAAAAAGATTTGAAGCTGGTTTGTCTTTTGATTTAGATGAAGATAAAATTAAAAGAGAAATTAATAAAGAAATAGATAAAATAATGTTAAGGAGATTTCAATGATGTATTACTTAAGTATGTTTTACAAGCAAATATTAGCAGGGTTATTGCTACTAAGTTTTACATACGCACAAGACTTTTTTAAGTTTAGTACAATATACGGTGCGTATAGTTTTAGTAGTCCAGTAACTAAAGAGTTGCAATACCAGGTGTCTGGTGGCCAACTACAAGAG